ATGAACAAGCTGACAGGTGCAAGAGGCGAAAAAGTAATTATAGCATTTAACAACAATGCAGAAAGCAAAACATCTATTGATAACATACCTTTAACAGACGCACCACAGCATTACGAATACCTATCTAACGAATGTACAGGCAAGTTAATGGTTGCACACAGAATTACCTCCCCTTTACTTTTGGGTATTAGGGATGGTAACAATGGTTTAGGTAATAATGCTGACGAAATACGCACAGCTTCTTTATTGTTTCACAACGTAACTATTAAACCTTACCAAAATTTAATAATTGATTCTATTGATGATATACTTGCGGTAAATGGTATTAGCCTTAAATTGTATTTTAAGACACTACAGCCGCTTGAATTTATAGAAACTAACAATGCCATCACAGATGAAGCAAGGGAGGAAGAAACAGGCGTTAAAATGGCTAAACAAGAACCTGATTTTGATGATGACAAGATGTATGATTTGTTAGATCAATTTGGCGAAGATGAAAACCTTGACGAATGGGAATTAGTAGATGAACGTGAAGTAGATTATGACCAAGAAGAAGCATTAGACAAAATGATAGGTTTAGCAAGTACAGGTAGTGCAAGACCAAATGCAGGAAGTGAACAAGATGGTGAAAATAAAAAAGGAATACAGTTTAGGGTACGTTACCAATATGCACCATTAAAAACACAAGCTAACAGTAGGGAGTTTTGCAAGAAGATGGTAGCTGCTAAAAAAATATATCGCAAAGAAGATATTATGCAAATGAGCCAATTAGCAGTAAATGCTGGGTGGGGTTTAAACGGTGCTGCTACTTACGATATTTGGTTATATAAGGGCGGTGGTTCTTGCCATCATTTTTGGATGCGTAAGACCTACAAAGCAAAATCAGAAGATATTAAACCTGATGTGGGTAACCCAAATGCAGAAGTTAGTGTAAACCAAGCTAAAAAAGATGGTTTTAAACCTGAAACAAACGATAAAAAGGTAGCAACAAGACCTGTTGATATGCCTAACAAGGGCTTTGTAAATAAATAAGATATGGCAGAAGGATTATTCATAACACGAAAAGATTTAGTAAAGTTTACTGCTGTAAATGGTAATGTGGACACGGACAAGTTTATACAATTTATAAAAATAGCCCAAGACATACACATACAAAACTATTTAGGTACTGACTTATTTGAAGATTTACAAGGACACATAGAAGGTGGTAGTTTAGCTGGGGATAATTTAGCACTTGTAACGACCTATATAAAGCCTATGCTGATACATTGGGCAATGGTTGAATACTTACCCTTTGCAGCTTATACAATCGCTAATAAGGGCGTATTTAAACACAGTAGCGAAAACGCACAAAACGTAGATAAAAACGAAATAGATTTTTTAATAGAAAAAGAACGAAATATTGCACAATACTATACTGAAAGGTTTATTGAATATATGTCTTTTAATGCCTCAAGTAAATTTCCAAAATATTATACTAACACTAATGACGATGTTTACCCTGATAAGGATGCATCTTTTGAAGGATGGGTGCTATAAAAAAATCATACAGACCAAAAAGTTATAATATTGAAAGGTTGAAAAATTACCTTAAAAAAATACATATAACAAAAACACAAAAAAGTTATTGATATATTATGGCGAATACTATTAATTGGGGTGAAATATATTGTGTTTCCTATTTTGGTGATTCGGCAAATTTAGTAACAATTCAAATAGATAGTCAACCAGAATGTTTGGAATAATATATAGTACAAGTTGGTTTGGCGAAGTAAACGCTACAAATGGTTGGGGGAGTTTATATCCTTTTGATGCTGATGGCAGTTATTTTACAGCAGACACAACAAAAGAAACAGCAGACACAACACAATATAGGGCAGATGCAACACAATATTAATATATAAAAAATGGCTAAACAAACAATCAATATAGGTACTACTGCAAACGATGGCACAGGGGATCAGTTGCGTAGTGCTTTTGACAAAATTAACGACAACTTTACCGAGTTGTATAGCGATGATGCTGGTGATGTTGGTAGTATAACAGCTACAGCCCCAATAGCAAGGGATCAAGCAACAGGTGCAGTTACTATTTCCTTAAACGACAACGGTGTAACACACGCAAAACTTGAAAACCGTTATACGGCTAAAGCTACAAGCGCAAGTACAGGAAGTCAAAATTTAGATGCATCAACTGCAGCAACTTTTTTACTTACAGGAAATGTTGCAACTGCAACACTTACTATTGAACATATGAAATTAGGTCAAGTAATTGACATTGTTTTATCTGGTACTTTAAGTAGTGCAGTAATTACATTAGCAGATGATTTTACAACCTCAACAATAAACAAAGTAGGTAGTACTGCATTAGATCAATCCAAAAAAAATGTAATTCAAGTAGTTTGTGCTGATGATACTGATTCAGCAGCATTACTATTATATTCAATTAATACATACGAGGTAGATACAACACCATAACTATGAAAGCACGACAACACAACGGAAGTATAACAACCTACAATATCTTACCTGAAACTTGGAATACATCATCTGGACATATTGTAAACTTTAGAAACGCACCTACAGAAGTTTTAGAAGCAGAAGGTTTTTATGACGTACAAAATCCTGACGGATACGATCCAAGAATACACAACTTAACAACTTTAAGTTTTGATTCAGATAATAGTGTTTTTGTTTATTCTAAAAAAAATAAAACTTGGACAGAAACTTTAGCAGAACTTAAAGCAAATAAAATAGCATCGTTAAAGTCAAAATGCAACCTCGAACTTTCTAAAACAGATTGGATTATTGTTAGGGATTCAGAACTTGGGAACACAACTGCACAGTCTGTAAAGGATGCAAGAGCAGATTTAAGAACTTTATGTGCGACTAAAGAAGCTGAAATTAACGCCCTTACATCAAAAGCAAATGTTGTTACTTACGACTTGCCAAACTTTATAGTATGAGTTTAGGCAGAAGATTAATTTTGGCAGAAGCACCTGAAGTAACGCTTTTTAAAACTGTATTATATACAGGAAACGGAGGTACTAAATCTGTTACAGGCGTAGGTTTCCAACCCGATTTAGTTTGGATAAAGTCAAGAGATTCAATTTCAAATCACGATTTGATTGATAGCGTTAGGGGTGCAACAAAAGTACTTGAAGCAGATGCTACTTATGCGGAGTTTACAGAGTCAGGAAATTTAACGTCTTTTGATACAGATGGATTTACAGTTGGAAATGTATTAAGAGTTAATAAATCTGGTGATGATTTTGTGGCTTGGAATTTTAAGGCAGGTAATTCTACAAGTACAAATAATGATGGCGATATAACAAGTACAGTTAGTGTTAATAGTGACGCAGGATTTAGTATTGTATCTTACACAGGTGATGCAGATCAAAGTCACACTATTGGACACGGACTTTCTTCTACACCTGAATTAATTATCGTAAAAAATAGAACTGCAACAAATTCCCCAAATTGGGCTGTTTGGCATAAAGACTTTGCTGGTACTACAAACAATTTATTTCTTAACTTAACTGCAAGTAAAACCTATGCTACAGGAAGGTTTGGAACTGTAAACTCTACTACTTTTAAAGGAGGTGCAACAGGTGGTAATAATGAGGTAAACGGTGCAAATCCTATGATAGCATACTGTTTTCATTCTGCAAGTGGAATAAGTAGAATAAGTAGTTATACAGGTACAGGTGCAAGTCACACACTTTACACTACTGATAATGGAACGTCAGGCGGAAGTAACCCATTTCAACCAAGTTTTGTAATTATAAAAAGAATTGATAGTGCAGATTCTTGGCAAATTTATGACAATCAAAGGGGAGTTACTAAACAATTAGAAGCAAATACAACTAATGCAGAATACACACAAGATGGAACATCTTTAATTTCCTTTAATTCAAATGGATTTACATTAGGGGTAGATAATTCTGCAAGGGTAAACGCTTCAGGTGCAGAATATATATATATAGCATTTAAGTAAAGTTATGGAAAAATATATTAAAGAAAAGTTACAAGCAGAAATTTCAGGACAGATTTTGTATGCAGTAAAAGATGCAGTACAAGCAAAGGATTGGGATGAAGCTAAAAAACTTGCTAAACTATATAACTCGTTAGATAGAGGTTGGTAACAAAATGGAAGATTTGAAGATATTTGGACTATACGCAGCGAACTTATTTGCATTGGCATTTAGTGTAAGCGAAATAAACGAATACTTGCAGATGCTTGTAATGGGTGCAACTTTAACATTTACTATAATACAAATTTATAAAGCATTAAAAAAATGAACAGTAGGGAAAGAAGGGAATTAAGGGGGTATATAGGAAGCGGAATAGTATTTCTTTTCGTTATCCTATTGCTGGTGTTTCTATCTTATGTTGAAATACCTGAAACAAATAACGATACTTTTAAACTTATTACAGGTGCTTTGGTGGCTACGATAGGTGCAGCTATATATGTGTTTATCGGTAAAGACCCAAACGAACTAATAGAGTTACAACGCAAAAATGATTCTTTAGAAAGCAAAGTAGAACAGCTTGTAGTTGCAAAAGACAAGTTAGAAGAACTGCTTATCAAAGTACAGGATGATGTAATAGATAGGTTGCTTATAAATAAAGCTATTGAAAAAGATGGAAAATCTTAAATATTTTAAACTTGAAGAATTTGACAGCCCTGACCTTAAAAATAGTGGTGTTAATATGGATCGTAATTTCTTGCAAAAGCTGGAACTTGCACGTGAAATTGCAGGGATACCCTTTAAAATCAATAGCGGCTACCGAAGCAAAAATTATAATGATGCCCTGTATAAAAGATTGGGAAAAGAACCAATTAAATCTGCACACCTTGTCGGAAAAGCAGCAGATATTGCCTACACAAATTCACGTGAAAGATGGGTTATTATTACAGCCTTACAAGACGCAGGGTTTAATAGATTGGGCATCAGCAAAGGATTTGTACACGTTGATTCGGACGAAACAAAATCACCAAACGTTATCTGGACGTATTAGTGCAACAGTAAGAAACACATTAATAGATGAGTGAAGTAAAAGTAAAGGCTAACGGTTTGCGTAATGAATTAAAAGAAATACGCAAAAGTATAGACAAACTAACAAACGCAATGATTGAAATACACATTGCACAAACAAACACACAAAATGAAGTACATAGTAATACTACTTGTTGCAACGATGATGAGTTGTGCAAGTGCAAGGGAAGAAAACCTAAAGCGATTTAAAAAATTAACTAAAGACGTTTGCACAGATAATCCACACGAAGTTAAATTAGCACAGATGCTATATAACGAGATTGTAAATGGCGAGTAAAAAAAAGTTTAAAGACACAGCAGTAGGTTCTTTCCTGTTGCAAAAAATACCAAAAGTAGTAGGTGCAATAGCACAAGATACACCTGTAGGCAACGTTATAGAGGCTATTATAGGCGGTTCTGATATGAGTGCTGAAGATAAAGAAATAGCATTAGAAAAGCTGCGATTAGAACGTGCTGAAATGGATGGTGTTACAAGACGTTGGGTAGCAGATGCCAGAAGCGGTTATTTTTTAACTTCAAATATTAGGCCTTTAATTTTGTTGTTTATTACATTAGCAATAATTGGAGGCTTTTTCTTTGACTATGATGTAACCCCTTTGACAAATTTAGGTTCTATTATTTATACTGCATACTTTGGCAGCAGAGGTGCAGAAAAAATATTTGGTAATAACAAGCATAAATAATGGCAAAACAAATAGTAGGTAATTATTATAAAAAGCCAAAAAAAAAGCGTAAGGGCATACACGCTAAAAGCAAACAAAGCAGCCTAAAATCAAGTAAAAATTATCGCAAGGTTTATCGTGGACAAGGAAAATAATTAAATGTTATAAACAAAACATTTATTATTAAAAAAAAAGCGTGTAAATTTGGTGGGTAGTGGGAATATAAATTTAACCAATATATATATATAATTACTATGAGTGAAGATTTAACTATTAGAAACTTGGCAGAAAAAATTGCTAAAGACTTTGCATTATCTATTAAAGAACGTACTGACTACTTGTTAGAACTTGATGCAAACCAATATACAAACTTGGGTACTGATTCTACTAAAACAGAAAAAAACAAAGTAAAATCTGATAGTAAATATATATACAAACAGATAAAAGGTATAGATGAACCTACAGGTAAATTACTTATTAATCATTTAGATGCCTAAAGCAAAAAAACCTACACGTAGTAAACTTGTAAAAAAACTTGATATTTTATTTAGCAAGTATGTTAGGTTAAGTAATGCTGATAAAAATGGTATTTGTACTTGTGTAACTTGTAACAGACAGTACCATTGGAAAGACATACAAGCTGGGCATTTTATGTCAAGAAAACACTACAGTACAAGGTGGGATTTAAGAAACGTTAAACCTCAATGTGTAGGGTGTAATATGTTTAAAAGTGGTGAACAGTATAAATATTCAATTTATTTAGGAAGTGAACTTGCAAATGAATTATATTTACAAAGTAACAAAATTGTTAAGTTTAGTAATGACGAACTGCAAGGTATGATAGATCATTACAGTACAGAACTTAAAAGATTGTTTTAGTTTTATTGTTTTATGTTTCAAGGGGTGGTTTATAGCTGCCCCTTTTTTATTAAAAAATAATTTGTATATTTACAATATGGAACATTTAAACAAAGTAGAACTTCAGGGCAAGGTCTTGGAACTACAACACGAAAACAAGTTACTTAAAAAACAATTAAACATTCAAAACGGAATTTATTATGCCAAAGACAGAAACTAACATCTACAACAAGCTGTTTAAGTTACAGCAAGAAATAGGGGCAGTAAGTAAAGATGCAAGTAACCCATTTTACAAGTCAAAGTATTTTGACATTAATTCACTTATTAAACAACTAAACCCATTATTAGCTAAACACAAATTATTGTTAGTTCAGCCTATAATGGATAATATGGTTACAAGCAGAATTATCTGCATTGACAACGGAGGTAGTGTTGACAGCAGTTTAACTTTACCAGACATTAATGATCCGCAGAAGTTAGGTTCTGCTATTACTTACTATCGTAGATATACACTTGCAAGTTTATTAGGCTTACAAGCTGAAGATGACGATGGTAATTTAGCAAGTAGCAAATCTACTATTGTGGAAGATCGCAGGTGGTTAAATCAAAACACACCTGAATACAGCAAGGCTATTGAATATTTAAAAGGCGGAGGTGATTTAGAAAGTATAAAAGCTAAATACAAAGTCAGTAAAAAAATACAAGATGAACTTGCAAGGGTGTAGCATAAAAAGTATATCTTACAAAACAATAATTAACAACAAAAAGTATAAAATCAAAATTTATGGAAAAAAAGAATGTAGCAATTTTATCAGGCAGTATCAACCTATCAGCGATAGACAAAACAAAGATAGTAACTGCCAAGAACGGAAACCAATATTTAAACCTAACTATGATGATTCAAAATGAATCACAGTACGGTAACAATATTTGGATTACACAAAGCCAAAGTAAAGAAGAACGTGAAGCTAAACAAAAAGCAAACAGTTTAGGTAACGGTGCTGTACGTTGGTTAGGTGGTGATATTACAGTTGCAGAACGTAACGAGGTTACAAACAACGAACAAAATCCACAAAGACAAGAAGTAGATTTACCATTTTAATTTAAGGGGGGGGCGTAACAGCCCCTTTTTTTTATGCTTAAAAAATTAAAACAAGGCGAAAAAATGCCTAAAGACTTTTGGAATTACAATGTAAATCCTATTTTGGGCTACGAATACGAAGGCAAAGGAAGAAACACTTATAAGGAATATAAAAAATATGGACTAAACACCAACCAAATTAGATGATAGCACAAACTAAAACAATACAAAACAAGATACTTGATATAAAGTATGGAAGGGTAAAAGAAGGGTTAGGCATTGGCATACCTGAAATAGATGAATACATACGCTATAAGCAGGGTAATTTTAACCTTTTAATAGGACACGCAAACGTAGGAAAAACTACTGTTATATGTTACCTACTTACTGTGTATGCTATAAAACACAATTTAAAGTTTTTAATATGGTCAAGTGAAAACACACCACAAAGCATAGTAAGAAAAATTATAGAATTTAAAATGGGTAAACCAATACACGAAGCTGAAGAAAACCAAATAGCAGAAGCTGTAGTGTGGTGCGATAAACATTTTAAAATTATAGATGTAGAAGATTTATACACTTATAAGGATTTGCTAAAAGAAGCAAACGCAATTAAGGATGCTTGGGATTACAATGGTTTATTGATTGATCCTTACAATAGTTTAGCTAAAGACCATCAGCTTTTAAGGGCAGTAGGCGGACACGAATACGATTATCAAGTAAGCAGCGAGTTTAGGTTGTTTGCTAAAAAGAAAAATGTAACTGTTTATTTAAACGCACACGGTGTTACAGAAGCGTTAAGACGTACACACCAAAAAGGACACGAATACGAAAACCTACCACAGCCATTAGGTTTAGCTGGTGTAGAAGGTGGAGGTAAATGGGGCAACCGTGCTGACGATGTGCTTTGTATTCACAGATATACTTCACACCCAACAGAATGGATGTATAGTAATTTGCACGTACTAAAAGTAAAAGAAAACGAAACAGGCGGTAGGTGTACACCATACGAACAACCAATCAGTTTAAGAATGGCTTTAAACAATGTGGGCTTTGAATTTATGGGGCAAAACATTTTACAACCTAAACAATTAAAACCAATTAAATTCTAATGGATGCAAACGAAATATTTTTTAGCCCTGTAGTGCCTTTGTTTATAGCGTTAATGCTTATAGCTATGATGTTTATTATTATAGGTTTTATGTTTAATGCAGAAATAATAATTAGCCCTGTAAAGGGTTTTATGATTGGTGCATTAGTACACAATGAAACATTTGACGATAACGGACAAGAAGTTACAGAATACACCTTGCAATGTTTGCTGGGTATAATTAGTGTAAATGTCCTATGGCGGAATCAAGATGGTTAAGTAAAATAGCCGAACAGCACAACGAGTGGATTAAGATTGTAAATTCTTTTGGTGAATTTGATTTTGCTGAAGATGTTGTACAGGAAATGTACATTGTAATTTATAAATACGCAAGTGAAGAAAAAATTATTAAAGAAGGCATTGTTAGTCGTGGGTATATTTTTTTTACCCTTCGGTCTATCTATTTTAGTTATTACAATGCTAAAAGAAAAGTTAATAAGGTTAGGATTGACGATCAAGAAAACTTTACGCAAATACCAGACACTTCAGAAATGGATGAACAAGTAGGCTATAATGAGTTTGTAACACTTATTGATAACCACAT